TTTGAACTTTTCAACTTTGTAAAATCAGTAAGTTGTAAATAAACCCTTTTACTATTCTGTGGATAACTCTTTTTCAAGATTGCTTACCCAATACTCCCAATAACTATCTGAAATCGGTACATCTTGAACTAAAGGAAAATTCTGAATACCTTTACCACGGCCAAAGCTCTTGCGATAGATACGAATATAACCAGCCTCTTTTAGCTCATCAAAAGCTGCCCTGTGAGCGTCACGGCCATTCCTGGAACGTTTGGAAAGCTCATCGATGTAAGGGCGCCATGTATCCTTATTGGACATCAGTACCAATAGCAACCCTTTAGCTTGTAAGCTCAGATTTGAGTTTTGAGCCGAGTGGTTGTTCAGTTGAGTGTAGTTCTCGTTGGTATTCCTGATTATGTACTGCATACCTCATATTTAAGCCCCTTTCTGTAACTCTCGCTTGTTCATGCCTAGAATGATGTCATAGTAGGAATGACCGGCAGGGATGACATATCCTGTCAGATCGTCAACTTGAGAACCATCTGCCATGATGTTTACAATCCGTGGCTCCCATTTCTTTTTTACTTTTTTCATGATATAATTACCTCGTAAATGTTTTTACTTGCTCCTCAATGGAATTGCCGTTCCAGAGGGGCTTTTTTGCTATAATTGACTTATCCTAAACGAAAGGAGGATAAGCGTATGAATGACTTTGAAAGCCTAAAGAAAGCTAGCTATCAACTGATTACTGAGTATATTGAGAAAAACTCAGCTGATGTTGCAACTAGTGCTGTCATTGATGTTGTTGAAAAATTATTAGCAGCTAAAGATATGCAAGTAGAGAAACTTGCTACCGAAAAAGCAACTAAAATTCTCAACAAAATGCTTGACAAAGCCGCTGAATAGCTCCACATAATTCCTGCTCAGATTTTTCTTGCTTTTTTTGAGTTTTGTCAATAAATTCTGAGTAATCAATCTCAAAAGCCTTGACTATTTCCGTAGTTGAGGCTTTTATCTTGCCACTAAATGGATACCGTTTAGGTCTCATATTATTTCCTTTCTATCCTGTCAGGTATTCCTGATTTAGAAACTTGTTGATAAAGTACTGTTGACCTTTACCAGTTACAAGTGGTGTCTTGCTAACTGTGATGTGGCCGTCAGCGTGTGTGATACTGGTTTCTTTGACTCTGATGAGTCCCATCTCTACGCTCTTTTGTGTAGGCATGTTCCAATCACGCCCATTGCGCTTAATGAGATAGCCATGAGCTCTGAGCCAATTAAATAAGCGATTAGCTCCCATGTCTACCCCATTCTGTTTGAGTAGCTTAGCAAGCTCTCCAACCAGGATAGATGAGTGACTAGCACTGACTGCCTCAGCAAATAGCACCTTAGGACGGTCAGCCTCAATCTTAGCCTCTAGCTGATGGACTTTCTTGTCAGCCATGAGTAAGGCTCTTGCCATAATCTTCTCAGGGCTATTAAAATCTTTTTCTACCTGGATGAAATACTGTCTGACTTGTTTCCCTCGTTCCGTTCGCTGTATCATGGCAATTTCTTTGGCCATGTCTAGCTTGATGATGTGGTCAGTCGTGTTTTGACCTGTTGAGGAGGTGAGACATTTTTGGGTCACCTTTAAAAAGTCCTCGTTTTCATTAAAGCCGTATTCAGTCATGCGACTAAACCACTTTTTATATTCTGTTTTGACATCTAAAGCCTCATGTAGTTGTCTACCTGACACTACTGGCTCATGGTTGTCATTGAGTGTGACATTGATAAGTTCGTTCATAGTGTCTCCTTTTCTAGTCTTAACACTTCATAAAAATAGATTTTGGCAAAGTGTTTAGCGTTATAATACTCAATGTATTCTCTAATTACTGCGCCATATCTCCTACGGTTTGGGATTGTTAGTTCTATTATGAACTCACTCAAGTCTCCATTTGGACGCTCTTTAAACATTTTTACAGTCGCTGTTTTCATTTAGACTCCTTTGTTATATGATTTATAATCTTATTGAGATTATAAAAAATTAAACATCAGTAGATGTTACGCCTAAAATATCATCAGTAGATACTCCAAAGAATAACGCTAGATTTTTCAGATGTTTACCGCCAATGTTTGACTGGTCTTTTTCCCAGTTACTCACAGATGTCTGTGTGACGCCTAATTGTCTAGCTAACTCCCGCTGCGACATCTTGTTATTTTTTGCTCGCAACTCTGCAATGGTAATCATATGATACCCTCCTTTTTTTATCGTTGGTTTCATTATATATGATTTTGTATCTCATGTCAACTATTTTTTATGATTTATTTTAATATTTTTTAAAATATTTTTTTATTTCTCTTAAAAATATAAAACTTTTTTCTTATATAATTGATTTATAATCTTGCTTATGATATAATTAAGTTGTCAAAAGGAGGGCAGAACTATGAAACAATTAGGAGATAAGATAAGAGAATTAAGAGAAAGAAAAAACATGACACAAACAGAACTTTCTGAAATTCTAAACATGAAAACATATACAACCGTCTCAAAGTGGGAGAAAAACGAAAATTTCCCAAAAGGGAAAGATTTAAAGAAACTTGCAGAAATTTTTAACGTTACCTCTGATTATCTTCTAGGTCTAGCAGATGAAGAAAATGAAAAATATCATACTGAAAGAAATCCTGAGATTTTAACAATCTTTAAGCAATTAGACAAAGATAGACAATCAAATGTGATAGATTATGCTACTAGCCAATTAAACGAGCAAGTCAGCACAAAAGCCACTACTATCCTAGATAAATACAAAAATGATGACTACATTATAGACTACGTTGAGGGTTTAGTAGCTGCAGGTCATGGAACATTTCAGGAAGATAATCTGCACATGGAAGTCAAGCTCAGAGCTGAAGATGTGCCAGAGGAGTATGACACTATTGCTAAAGTAGCTGGCGACTCAATGGAGCCACTTATAGAAGATAATGATCTATTATTTATCAGAGTAGCTAGTCAAATTGATGTCAACTCAATCGGTATCTTCCAGGTAAACGGGAAAAACTTTGTTAAAAAACTTAAGAGAGATTATGATGGACGCTGGTACTTGCAAAGTCTAAATAATAGCTATGAAGAAATCCATCTAACAGAAAATGACGACATCCGTACAATCGGAGAGGTCGTAGAAATCTATAAACCATAAAAAAAGGAGAAAACATAATGAAAAAAATCAAAATAATTGTAGGGGGCTTTCTAGTCCTAGCTGTACTTGGATTTATTCTGCAAGCATTAGGACTAGCGCCAAAGACAGAAATACCTGAAACGCCCAAAGTTACTACTCAGGCCTCAACAAGTGAGGTTAAAGAGAAAGAAAAAGACACTACAGAGACCACAGAGGTAAGCTCTAAATCCAATGATAAATTACCACGGATTTCAGCAGATCAGATGGCTGACTTTATTGACTACTTTAAGAAAGATTTAACTGATAAAGGCGTTGATATTTCTACATATACTTTTTATAACAAAGACACCATCTTATATGTGAAAGTCCCAAATGATTATAAATACTACTCTAAAACTGACTTACAAGCATTTGCTGATGGTTTGAAAACAAAAGAGCATGAGGCTTTTAATGTTTGGGCTGGTATCAATGGAGTTGATTTTAATTTATATCCAATGTTGCACATTAAGACGGATGATGGTGATTCACTTGTCTCTCAAAAATTAGGTGGAGATATGGAAGTAAAAATCAAATAAAAAAAGACCTCACGCTCACAAAGTTTGGCGACTCTGAGCATGAGGCATGATGTATAGAAAGATAGGCATTAAAAAGCCCTCTTTTCTATACCCTATTTTATCAAAAAGGGGGTACAAAAGCAATGAAATCAACAAATAAAGTAGCCATCTATGTCAGGGTATCCACTACCTCACAGGCTGAGGAGGGATACTCGATAGAGGAACAGATAGACAAATTAGAGTCCTACTGTAAAATTAAGGACTGGACAGTTTACAAGGTCTATACTGATGGAGGTTTTTCAGGTTCTAATACTGAAAGACCAGCGCTAGAGAGCCTCATCAAAGACGCTAACAAGAAAAAATTTGATACTGTGCTAGTCTATAAGCTAGACCGCCTCAGCCGTAGTCAGAAAGATACACTATTCTTGATTGAGGATGTATTCATCAAGAATGGGATTGAATTTCTGAGTTTGCAAGAGAATTTTGACACCTCGACACCGTTTGGAAAAGCCATGATCGGCCTCTTGAGTGTCTTTGCTCAGCTAGAGCGTGAACAAATCAAGGAAAGAATGCAACTTGGCAAGCTAGGACGTGCCAAGGCTGGAAAGTCCATGATGTGGGCTAAGACATCCTATGGTTACGATTACCACAAAGAAACAGGCACCATGACCATCAACCCAGTCCAATCACTAGCTATCAAATTCATCTTTGAGAGCTATCTGTCAGGTAGGTCTATCACTAAGCTCA